GGTGCCTATGTGGACACCCACCCCGGCAAAGCCCTCAAAGCTTTTCCATGTGGCCTTCTCGTGATAGTGAAAATAAGCCAGACGCCTGTCACCCTCCTTGGATAAGTTGATTGCGAGGTTACCCATCTCAACACCCAGCCCATTCGGGCGGACAGACATCTGGCCGTTCACCTTAGAAAACCAAAACAAAAGAAGTAAGCAGATCAGGTTTTTCATAAAACATAGGATATAAGCAGGGACAAATTATTCTGAGCATCATCAAACTCCTCCCAGTTGAAATACATCAGGTCCACAGACCAGTGATTTTTCTGCCATCCAAAGTAGGAGTTATACAAAATCTTTGAGAAGTTCTCATCGGGTTCCTTCTCGTTGATCCAAGAGGTTCCGGCATTCACTCCAAAGTGTATCTGGCTTTTTGGTGCCGTGTACCGCAGGCCACCCATCAGGGGTATGCAGTTGAAGGCAGGACCATCAGAACCCCTCAGCCGGAGGTACCCGGTGGAAGCCTGGATGCCAATTTTCTTTTTGTTCCATGTAGCCTGAAACATACCGGAACCGAGGTCTGTGTAGTTGGGTGCCTCAAGGTTAAAAGGCAGCGGAGTAAGTACGCCCACCTTATATTCCATTTGGGCGGAGGCGGCCATTGATAATAAAAGAGCGAAGGACAAAAGTCTAATTTTCATAATGATTTGATTTTAGTTTTATATTCCTTTTCAATTATTTGAAGCTCCAAGGTAGTCCATTTTTTCACAATTCGCAAGGCCAGACCCTCCAAAATTTCCACCCTTTCCTGACCGATTCTGCCTATCAGGTTTTTTCTATAGTTCACCAGATTGCCGTGCATGAAGTAATTACACCGGAGGCAGGAGCCGTGGACATTATCTTCATGGAATCTGAGGGCGGTGTACTTTCCGGCAGCGAAGTAGTGGGAGGCGTGGTCTATTTTGTATGAGTGGCAGGATATGCAGCCCTTGTCCTGGTCCCGCTTTCTGATGTAGGCGTTGAATGCTTTTTGTGTTTTCTGGAGCTGTTTGCTTCGGGGTACAGCGTTCATTTTAGGCATAGGCAGGTCTTATTGTCTTTGTTTTAAATTTTTTCAATATCTAATTCAGAACATTGAATTGAAATGGTTTGTTTTTCATTATTTTTTTTCCAAGCCGCTATATTATATGTTTTGCCACCAATTTTTATATACCCATACATATCAGGATGATAGTTTTCTTTTTTTCTCTTACTAATATGAATGTGTCCAGCGCCTTCTTTTAAATTATTAAGATAATCAATAAAAGCATTTTTTTGTTCTTGAGTCATTGTCTTTGTTTTAGTTGTTCACGATACCATTTAATTCCATCATCTAATCCCTCCTTGTATTCAGTGGTACAATGACCATAATAAGGTGTAGAATCAATCCACTCTTTAATCTCCTCATCAGATAGTTCAGGTATTACTTTACTTTCCGATTCATTTATAAATTTTATTGAATCTACATCTGCTTTATTAACCTGACCAGTTTTTATGTTTTCACATAATGCAAATGTTTCAGCATAAATTAAATCTCCATTTGGATTTTCAGGATGCAATTTTTTTCTGCCTTCATCTACCCATTTATGAAAATAAAATATTTCATTTGGCTCATAATCAATTAAACATTTTCTTAATTGTTGTTTCATTGTATTTGTTTTAGTGTATGATAAGTCATTAATAATGCACCCTACAGGGTATAAGGTCTGAAATATCAGACATTTTATACCCGTTCAGGACATTGTCTTGATATAGGATATCCGGGTCCTCAGTCCATCGTGCTGGTGGACCGCATTGGCATTAATCCGTTCAAATGAAGTTACTATGAAATTCCATTCGGCACATAAGCTATTGACATATTTTGTCAAGACACTTGGTGGCAAGTTATCCCCGATGTGCTTCTCTATCATCTGCTGGGTGAGGTAGTCCTGATGCTGCCGGGCAATGGCTAAGCACTCCCCGGCCTGCGCCATCAGAATTTCGAGTAGTTCCATTCGCTCCAGCATGGCATGAGGCTCATCGGCCCGCACCTGGAGGAAGGCTTGCATATCCTTAACCTTCGTCTTCAATAGTTCCTTTTCCATCGCAAGTATTACAGGTTTCAAGTCCCAAATGCTCCTTGCATACGGGACAGATGTGATAATCATTATACTCTATTTCTCCGGTACAGCAGGAGTAATACACCTCCTTTTTACCGTTGCAGTCTGGGCATTCAATCATATTTCAATAGTTTTTACAAGTGATTCATTTGTATAACCGTTCAAATGGTTCAGCAGCTTGTTGGTCAGTTTCTGTTGTGCTATCAGATGCTCATCCGGCGAGGCATCGGTATGGCATGACTCCATCCCTATGTCCATAAACTTGTCATTCTCATCACGGATAAAATACACGGTATATCCTAATTCTGTTACTTTTTTATAGATGTGGTATTTCATGATAACTTTTTTATATGGTTTTTGATATCTTTTTGATTCGGGTTGACCACCTCATCAATGGATGGCTGGCAGTCCTCAAGGCGTGCCTCTATCTTATCGAACTCCGCCCATGAGGTGCAAAGGGCTATCTTTTCCAGGGCCATCTCTTTCTTATCCTCATCCAGCGTGGATGAATAGACCAGGCTGATCAGCGGCTTTTTATCTATATCGGTGGGGATGTCATCGAAGTCATCTTTCTGGTTGGCCTGTGCCATTTCCTCCGTGGTATAAAGTCCGCTGAGGTCCTGAGGGAATGCTTTTCGCAGGGCCAAGCTTTCCGCCACCTTGGCAATCATTGTATGTTTCAATGACTTTTGAAGCAGCTGCGGGTTAGGGTAGTATTCCTTGTAGAATGCCACCCCCACCGCTGCCGGGTAGCGTTCCCCGGATGGGCTGAACTTGTAAACAGTAACAGCGCATTTCAGCAGCTCGCCTGATTCATCATAAGTGTACACGGGTTCATCCTGTCCGGCATATAATCCGGACCTCTCGGCCACCACCCGGAAACCGTCTATTGAGGTTTGGATGGTCACCCTGCCGGCACGCTTAACGAAGTAGATCTGCCGGGTCAGGGGGTCTAATCCGGTGCGCTGGCACTGGTTAAGGAATAGTTTCAGTTCGTTATCGGTGGCATCCTTGGCCACCATCGACTTAATTAGAGCTACCTGCTCCTGGGAGAATGTCATCAGTTCCATTTGTTTTGTTTTTTAAGTTTATGAAATTAAGAGGATTCAATATATCATCAATCACCTTGCGGCTTTCAATGAATACCTGTATATCTATTTTGGCATTGTCCCTGTCGGCCAGCCACTGGTCAAAGGTCATCTTACACTCGACCTTTTTATTATCCACAAAGAAGTCGATATCCAGCAGGAAGTTCCTGTCAAGGAATGCCTCCAGCTCTTTGGCATCAATGAAATGTAGGATGGCCACATCATCAAGGGCCACCACCTGACCCTCATGGAAGTAATAGTCAGTTATTCGCATTGCGGTAAATGTTTTGCCAGTCCGTTTCCTGAAGGATGTCCTCCACGAAGGCGGGCCAGTTGTAAGTAAATAGTTTAGTTATATCTATTTCATGGCCGGATTTGTCGGCTATGCAGATACGGTAATCAGATACTGAGTCATCAATGGGGCAGTACTCCACCTCGAACTCGATAACCGGCCCGGACCATTTTTCATTACTCATGAACCATTTGTGAACTTTCATATAAATGATTAATGATTAACTGATAGATTTCGATTTTCGCCCCTTCACCACACATATACTTGTGGAAGGTGGCGGAGGATAGTTCGAGTTTCTTTCGACATCGCTCCAGTTCGTAGTTGCTCACCTTTTGGGTGAGCATTGTAATCTCGGCCATGATTTGCTCTTTGATTTGCATCGTTAAAAGTTTATAAGGTTATGAAATAAAAGACAGGTTAAAAGGAGGGCGATAAATGTGATTAGATCTTTCATTTGCTGTTGTTTCCACAATGCTATAAACTTTTTTTTACTTTTGCAAACTTTTGTAAACTTTTTTTTATTAGGTTTTCCCCAAAGTTTTCCACATTATTGGGATGCCCCCAAACGCATTTAGGGGCCATTTTAAGCCCCTATTTTTTACCCTGTGTCCACCACTACTCAGGGGTTTACCGCCCTAAAATCAGCCGTTAAATAGTGCAAAGTGCATTGAATCCTTGCGCCCCTTCCAATCCCCGCCCCAAAAGAGGCCAGCCGCCTTCATGATAGCCACAAACCGCCCGGACCATTGGGTACCGGCCTGACCAAGCTTCTCAACAGAAGCATTCAGGTCCACAGCCATAGCCCACGCATGGAGGCTCTTGCTATTCCGCCCCCGGACGGAACGATCATTATAACACCCGTCAAATGTCTTTATCTCCGTATGCAGGCCGGTCTTTTCAAGGTTGGTAAAAGCCAAGGACAGCTTATCCTTGAAATCCTTATTTATATATATCCGCTTTACCGGGGAATCCGTACCCCCAATTTTCACATCCTTCAGCCAAGGGAAGTCAGCCACCGCATCCCACATCATGCAGTACCTGGCCTTATAGGTCTCACCCGGAGGACCATACTTTTGTAGGATTAAATCTTGGGCTTTCATTTTTTACGGAATATAAGTAACAAAATAGTAAGACCTAAAAGCAGCAGCAGGATCCAGTTGAATTTCATATTTGAGGACGCTTTGCTTTCAGCTTGGGTTGTTTTTTCTTTCCAAGCTTGAAGCTCCAGCTGAAGCTTGGATGTCTCAGCCGAGTCCTTAACCATTGTAGTAATGGTGATAGTTTTCCCGGGGACTTGTACTCTTTTGGTGACATATCTTATGATAGTATCATGGACTTTAATTGGATCAGATGCGGGTATAATCTCCGCAACCGGACATTCCACCTCAATCCAGTCGTATTCCGTCTGGACCGTGGTATCGGTCTTTGCCTGTACCGGGAAATTTAATTGGCAGAAATCAGCCACCTTTTCCGGGTATTGCTTCGCCCTGTTGAGCTGCTGCTCCGCCTTTTTGGGAGTATAGCAGCCCACCAGGAGAAGAAGGAAAATACTACTTTTTAAGAAGTTCACCATTCGCATTAGTCAAAAGTTGTTTTAAGAGGTAAGCCACTGAAGATATCGCCGCAGTGTGCAGGATATTATTCCAGTCGAAGTTAAGGCTCCCTGCATTTATCGTGTCATTTATTATCACGATTATTGAAGTAAGCACAGCAAGGGCAAGACCTTTGATGAAGTCAGCGAGATTGAGTTTGAAAATTTCAGACATATTATAAGGGTTTAGTTTAATGTTCCTCCGTACCAATCCACTCCGTCAGATGTAAATATCATAAATCTATTTCCACCTACACTTGCAATAGCGTTAGTTATTACATCTAAAATATTACCACCAAGAGAAAATATATCCGCTTGAGTTCCGTCTATGTTTATGATATAGATAACTTGCCCCGGAAACTGGGCAGCATCAGGAAGCCAAAAGGAATAAGTAGAAGTACCTTTTAATATCTGATAAGTCCCAGGTATATGTGCCGTGTCATTTGCAACGGTAAGGTCTATCCCTGTTTTTGCATAGGCATAGAGTACATTTCCTATTTGATTAGCCGCCCCTGCTGGTCCTAATGTTATCCTTTTATCAGTAGTTATATTTATCTGATTTCCTGAAGAGATATTTAATTCATTGTTTGCTGACAAATAAGTGATATCTGCTTCTATTTGAATATGGTTTGCATCCTTTATATTAAAATCTAATCCATCCATATCAGCAGTCACATCAACCGTTGCCGTGCCGTTGATCCTATCAGGGGAATCCGTAGCTCCTCCGCCTGAAAGATAGGCGAAGGTAGTATCAGCAGGAGCTATCACATAAAACACCGAATCCGTGGCAGTCTTTTTGAATACCGAATTCACAAAAGCACCTACCGGGGAAGAGCCATCCCCCACATTCACATTTTGGAGCCACGCATTGGTAGCCGCATTCCGCATCCAAAAGTCATTACCCGTCCTTATCATCGCCCCTGCAATGGCATCAAGGTTGGTGGCATTGGCGGCGGTGGTGTCCGTGAAGGAAGGTATCAGGAATAGGGAATCCACCCTGATGCCCTTGAATTTGTAGTTACCCTTCATTGGGGTATAGGTAGGCTCCTGAGCATAGGCCACACCGAAAAGCATCAAAAATATTAGTAGGTATTTCATATTTCGTTATTAAACCATCCTTGATTAGTCATAAAAGTCTCATCTTTCAATAGAGCCTGTTCGGCTTGTGTCAGTTTGGATATCTCATTTTCAGGTATCTCCATTGCTGACAGGGGTATGTTCTTTGGGTGTTCAAGTATGGCGAACCAGTACTTTGTCACATCTTCTGCGGAGTCCCCTGCTCCGAGTGATAGTGCTATCTGCTCTGACCTGCTCTGCGCCTGTGCCTTGGTATTGTATATGAGGTATTTCATTAGTAAAGTGAGTAGTAGTTGTTTATGTTAGTTTCTATGCCTGTGCGGTTGGAGGTTTGGTTGGTATTGTAAAATATAATTTCTGAAGAATACCCTGCCATTAGTTCCATTAAACTAAAGGAATTAGACGATGTATTGGATGTATTACCATCTGTTTGAAATGATGTGCTACTTGCAACCTGTGAACTATTCAGATAAATGTATGCATCTGATGTTGCATAATCTATTCTGCCCTCGTGGAGTTGCAATGCAGTAGTGGAGTAATTAGTTGATGATTGAATGCTTTGGAATGCATCGGCATCTAATCTCCTACCCCCCAGTCCTGTTTTTGAGGCACTTCTGTTAAAATCAAAAAGAAATCTCGCAAAACCTGCTGTAGATGTTGTTATAAAGAATAAATATCTTGTCGATGATGTATTAGTATTACACGCTACTGCGAAAAGAAGACCGTGCGACTTGTTTTGTAAAATATCCAATCCACTCGTAATCCGCAAAAGGTCATTAGACCCATCTGATTTTATACCCATTTTTCCACCAAGTCTATCTATTACTCCCGATGTAATTATGCTTGGCTGATTTGCGGCAGTTGTCTGTGTAGCATTTCTGCCATTGCCGCTTTGGTCATACCAAGTAGTCACAAAGCCGCTATTCGCCCCGACAAAGGTCTTCATCGTAGCCGTGTCCAAATCCTGACCAACAAAGCCGATATCCTGCTCCGCATTGTCATTAGACCTCCTCACCCTGATAGCACTGCCCGAATAAGAACTTTTTAACTTACGCAAAGAATAAGCAGCAGCAGCATTTGGATAAGCATCAAGTAAATAAGTAACACCTGCCATCGGCACATAATACATATTGCCCCTTATTATCTGAGCATCTGCCCCAACGGAAAGTAATATGAATAAAACTATTAGCCTCATCTTTTCCTATACCCTATTAGCGTTAAAGTGAAATATGTCGGCTTAGTAGTCACCGTTTCAGTAACAACCCACACAAAGTTACCCGGAGGAATCTTTGTATTATTCAAACTTGTAACCGTGTTCCCCGTGGTGGTACTCGTTACCGCAGCAGGACTGGTCACTGCCTTGGTAGCCCCTGCCGTCACATTCAATGAATCGTTCCAATATATCGTAGGTGTTATGCTCGGAGATGTGCCAAGCACCGCAGCCGTATATCCCGTAAGTACAATGGTATCTGCCCCTGTGTTCAGGTAAAAGGTACCATATAAGGCGGTGGCACTAAATGCAGCCGTATCACCTGCCGCCCCTGACCCTGCCCCGAAGGTAGCGACTGGAAAGGCGGTGGCACGGAGGTAGTTCGTAAGCATCGCAGCGGTGTCTGAATCAAGGATAAACTGCCCTGCTTTATCAGGCAAAGTGAATGCCCTACTTGTACTTAACGCATTCGCATTTATTGTGGCATATCTGCTACCATCGCCAAGCACAATGTTATTGGCTGCTAATCCTAAAATAGTTTGGCCAGCATTATTATCAAATCTGTATTCATCATCAGAAAACCACATTTTCGCATCATAGAATAAATCATTTGCCACATCATACATATAATACCCATTCGCACCGATATTTTGAGCAGTTCTATTTCCATTAGTGGCAACCGCATTGAGAGTGTAGGAATCATTTTTGGCGTAGTTGCTCAACATACTTGCCGTATCTTCTGCAAGAAGAATAGTGCCAGTAGCATCGGGAAGGGAATAAGTCCGTGGTGCAGTCAGATTTATACTTGATATCGTTGCAGTATTATCTCCGTAAAGATAAACACCATTACCCTCAGACCCTAATACCTGTCCATTGGCATTTCCCAAGACCACCATATTATCCTCAATCTCCAAATAGCCATAGTTATCATTAGCTCCGTCATATATGTTCACCTTATCAACGCTAATCTCATTGGTGGTAATACTTCCGTTATCCGTTACCCCCTGCAAAGTCATTTCCGCATCATCAGCCAATGTGTAACTCTTATCCTGAAAGGTGTAAACCCTGTTTGCCGTCTGCGGCATAGCCAAGGTGCTGCGATACTCATTGTCATTCTTCCAAGCCATATACCCATCCGCATCAGCATATATTGCAGTCGTATTGCCTTGCGCCGATGCCGGACTGCTTTGATGCTTTAAGTCAATATGCCCTGCCCCATTCGTGCCGTTCACCTTGATATTATTAGCATTCAAACTATTCGCACCTAAGTCAAGGTCAGCAGTCGCCCCTGTATATGGAACGAAGCCGTTCACATCATTAATCGTGGCTATCACAGAAGTATCTACCGACAGCGTTCCGGTACTTGTAATGGGTCCACCCAAAAGGCCATACCCACTACCCACACTGCTCACGCCACCTCCTCCTCCGCCTCCGGTGATCTCATTCCATTTGCCCCCATATCTTACCCATACCACACTGCCTATACGGATGGTATTCCCCTCTATCCCCATGCCCAGACTATTGGCAGTACCCGTATCGGCTACCGATGGAAAAAGCAGTAACGAATCCACCCGCACCCCCCGGAACTTGTAGTTACTCCGCATGGGTACATACTGCGGCTCCTGGGCATAAGCCACTGAAGAAATCAACAATAAAAAGAAAAATAAATATTTCATCTTATATATCTTGATATAATACATAAACCTCCATATCCGCATCCAGCGTGAAAGGGAACTCAATCCCCCCCGTGCCTGATGTGTACTTCGCCTCCTGATCCGTGGGCGTGCCGGCGGTAATAATCTTTGACCTGCTGATGCCATCGAGAACCACCTCGATAATATCCTTCGATTGCAGGGAGCTGTTGGTAAAACCTGTTTCACCTCCAGTTGCGGTATATTCAAATCTTTTCACTTTAGCTGTGGGGTCTATTGGTGTTGGTGTAAATACTATCTCCAGCGGTCCTGTGCCTTTCAGGTCCATCGAAAAAGTAGCAGCAGAGCCTGTATCCCCGGTATCACTCACCCCTGTTATCAGGGCATATCCCTCCTCAAGGTAAACATTGGCATCCTCATCCGTCCTTTGGTATCTCATTAGTATCTTAACCCTTCCAAACTGCATGGCCCTTAGGTCTGCTGTGCTGAGAGAGTTTACCTTTTCAAGGAAGATAAGGCCCTCCAGGCTTGCTGACCATGTGAGGGCCGTGTATTCATAGGTCCGCCATACCCCGGAACCGGTGATGGATGTCTCAATCACCTCCGCATTGGTGGTTAAATTACAGGACCTTCCGCATACGATGGGCTTCCACAGGCCACCGTCATAAAAGTAAAGTATCACATTTTCACCCCTTATCAGGCTCATTTGTATAAGAATTTCTGTTCATACTTTATATTCACATCAGCCACCCCTTGGCCTGTATCCTCTCCCGTTTTCCACATTTCAAAAATGGTGCCTTGCACAAAGTTCTCCCTGAGGTTAAAATCTGCTTTTCCAAAAATAAAACTTTTCCCTGCCTTAGGGCTGAAAAGAATTACATTGTAAATAGTCGGCCGCTTGTAATCAGCATTGATGAGAGGCCAAAACTTCAGCTCTATCTTACTTCTTATTTTGTCACGCCATAACTCCTCCTGCCGGGTGGTTATATATCCGAGTGTATATTTTCCCAGTGTCTGACCATCCTGCCATTCAAGGGCTTTGATTTGTATCTGATTGAGGAATGAATTCATAAATAATGTACCCTTATAAAAGTTCTTCAGGGTGTTATCCATGTATATATCCTGGTTCAGCCTGTTCTTTACAGCCTTGCTTATGAATGCTTTGTTCTCATGTCCGAGCCTGTTGAGGTCGGCAGCCATTGTGCTTATCTCTACCGATAACCCTTTGAAGTCCTGTAAAGCCGGGTTAGATATCGAGTTGCATCCGAGGTACATATAAAATATTCCATCAAATGGAATAGCTTGGGTTTCTATTGTGATGGTATTCAAATCACGAGGAACCGCCAAATCTTCAGGCAAAAATGCTGTACTGAAACTACTTGAAGACCTTGCCGGAGGTCTTAAATCAGGAGAAACCGTATTAAAACTTGGCAAGTCTTTCCATCCGTTAAGATCATCATCATCCTTTACTCCATTAACGAAATATTTATCTGCCGCAGCCGTCCCTTTTTCTACCTGTAAAAATGTATAAATATTTGCCCCTCCAGTATTCCACGCCTGATGCTGCCAGCTTATCTTCAGCCTGTCTCCTTTGTTTACCTCGATGGCATTTGTCCTGATTACCTTTCTCTCCACTACCGGAGTACCTGTGACCTGCTGAATTCTCAGGAACCTATCCACCTCCTCCTCCGTCCCCTGCTTCTTGATTACATGGATATGCACCTCATAGGTATTGGCCAAACCCGGCATCAGCTCATAATTCAAAGCCTCATATTCGTAAGCATAATAATCCTGCCCATCAGTATTAAAAGACCGCCTGCGGACAAAAGCACCCAGCTCCATCATATTCCCATTATACAAGGTATTCGGTATCTGAGTATATTGAAGCTTCTCCGTGTAGTTCTGGTATGGCCTTATCAGTATTTCCTTGGCACCCGCCTCCACATCCTCACCAGCACCGATGCTGATCTCCTTGGTATATGGTGACTCACTGCCGAAGTAAGTCATATATTGATCATATTTGTAAGCTATCAGGCCATTGTCATAATACCTCAGCTCATGCCATCGTATTATCATCCATACCCCATCAGCCTGGCATATCGTAAGCCCAAACTTCTCGCCTATCTTTTCCAATACTGTATAACATGAGTCCCAGTTGCTATCCTGTAAGAATGTCCGGGCATCAATATAAGTATTCTCCATGAATCGTGGATATACTGTTGCCTCAAGTACGGGGAGCAGGTTACCCATGTAATAAATCTCCAGCGGTATATTAGTAGCCATCAGGCATATCCTGACACAATCGGCAATGCTTATCCTCCAGCTTATATCCGATGGCGTTATGTATGTCACCAAGGCACTGGTAGATGTAAGCACCACGCCGGGCGGATTCTCTTTGATGTACAACCAATAACCCGTAGTTGCCGGGGCTGCCTGTATCTTCAGTATCTCATAGGTCCCATTGGCCGCACCTGCCCGCTGGACGGTGACAAAATCACCAACCTGTGGGGATCCGGTTGTCTTGGACACATAAAGCCGCCAGCCTAATCCTGTGGGGTAGTTTGCTTCAAGTATCGCCACAGCCATGATATCCTGCCGCAAATCAGCAGCTAATGGAGCTGATACCTTGTTGGCATCATTAAAAGATATATCTTTAAGTATGCCCAGATTATCAGTAAATACAAGCCTTATATTATGGCTGAAGTCCGTCAGCTCCTCCTCGCAGTCCTCCTGTACAAGAAAGCCCTCAAATATGCGCTTGGTTTCAGAGATAAAAAAACCCGGATTGATTATATCGGGAATCAGATAGGTTGAGTCCACCTGTATCTTATAGGTGTCATCCTCCTCGGAGTAGAAATTACTGAGCGGCATTGTGCCGTCAATATTTATCAGGTTCAGTTCCACCTCGGACCCTTTAATGGGTGGGTTAGGCTGGTCAGCCAAGTACCTCAAGATAATGGCATCCTGACCGCACAGGGTCGATTTTACGGCACCTTTGTATGCCTTCCGATATATTCTAAAGGCGTATGATATTGTCTGTCCTGATGGCAGAGAATCAAAGCTGCCTTGTGCATAAAGTCCATAGGAGTCCCAGTACATTAAGTTGCATTTGAGTATCGCCTGTCGGCTCGGTGAAGTAATATTTTGAGGTCCTGTCCGCTTATCTTGGTTTCAGCTATTATTCCTCCTGTCATGCCTTCGGTTATCCTGACATTTCCTGTGACCACTCTTGGCGTATCCGGCAGGGGTCGGTTTACTATGGCTCTCCATCCCGAATCCAGCCCCAGCGGGTTGCTTTCAAATCTATTTACTAAAGCTCTTGACCTATCCACAAAAGGGTCCACATAACCGCCGAAGGCAAACTTCATCACCTGAGATCTGTTTACCAAGGCTCTTGATGGGTCCATCGCTGTACGGTTCACCAATGCCTTATAAGGTTCCGGCTCAGGGATTCCTTTATTAAGCTTATCAAAAAAGTCTTTGCCATATTTCTTTACTGCCTTAGCTTTTATAACATATTCTCCCCTTGACAACATTGCAAAAATGGAATCTGATGTCTCTGTACCGGGACCATGTATAAAACCACCCGTGGCAAACCTCATAGCCTGGGACCTGTTTACTATGGCCCGTGACGGGTCCATAGCAGTTTTGTTTACTATTGCCCTCCAAGGTTCCGGCTCAGGGATGCCACGATTCAGCCTGTCGAAAAAGTCCTTGCCATACCTCTTAACCATCTTAGCCCTCACCACATATTCACCACGGCTAAGGCGGGCAGGAATGGAATCGCTTGTCTCAGTACCCGGTCCGTAGATGAAGCCACCTGTGGCGAAGCCTGCCCTTTTAGCACTCTTTGAGGCGGCAGCTTTAACAGCAGCACCAAAGGCGATAAGGGCAAGACCAGCCGCCAACTTTCCGGCAAACCCCAAACCTGCGATAGCTTTACTCAAAAGTTCAAATAGCTTTGAGAATACCACTATCTGCTTACCCAAATCAGTGGCCAAATTACCCAAAGATGTAAGGAATGTTGTTTTAAGTGCCTCAAAGGGATCCTCACCCGCACCGATGGCACTGCCAAGAGCCGCAGCCATATCCTCCATCGTGGTTTCCACGGCAGTCGTGATTATGTCCTGAAGTTTCTCCCAGTCTTCCTTATTTATTTTGGCTAATTCCTGATTATACTTTTTGTTAAGAAGATTACGAGTTTCTAAATATTGAGCATAGTCAATAAGTCCAGCAGCATAGTCCCTGTTATTCTGATCCTGCTCATTCTGACTTGCTTTTTGCAATTCAGCTATCTTCTTATCCTTTTCCTTTTTTAATCCTCCAAGCATTACCTCAAATCTTAAATCATTCAATTTTTTAAGATTATCAAGATCCTTATTGTCCCAGTCCTTATTGATATTGCTCAGATTCTGCCTGTGACTTTTTTCTAACTGCTCCCTTTTGTATTCATATACTTCTTGTGTATATATTCCCTTGTCAAGATTCTCAATCAGCAAATCGAGAGATTTCTGATAATTTATTGTTTCTTCTTGGATGCTCTTGTATCTTGAATCCTTTAATGAGTTGAGATGAGTCTGGACAGCCATATCATCCGCTTCTTTTATGGCATCTACTCTCCGAGCGCCAAAGTCCTTTTGTATCTGTAGCAGTTCATTTTGATACTGATTTTCAATCGCCGCCTTTAACTGCGCCCTGTATTTGATATTCTTTTTATCATTATCAGCATCCTTCAAAGCCTGCTCATAAGAAAGCCGTGCCGATTCTGTTGCCCTCGTTTCCTCATTCTTTATCCCATTAAGGTAGGCTTTGTTATTTATCTCATCCCGCATTTTCCAAAAACCTCGCAACTGCTGCAATGCCTCGTCTGAATACTTTTTTCTTACCTCATTGGTTTTTAATTCTGCATTTTCAACTATTGTCTGCCGTGCTTTTTCTTTATCTGCCTCGCTCAGGTTTGCATCTTCAAGCTTTTTTAATAACTCATTTTTACCATCTTCTACCACCTGAAGCTCCCTGTCCATGCCTTTTTTTCTTAATTGGCCTGTTTCTTTTGTCAGGTTTTTCAAATCATTGGCAAAATCTTTTTGAATATCAGACATATCATCCCCCCAGTCACTCCACACTTGTCTTATCTCCCTCGCTTTTGCTTTGTGTTGATATGATGAGGCTTCCAGGTCAGATGCCTCTTGCAGCAATCTCGTCTTATCACTTTGGCTTCTGTTGTTATTTGTAGCCATCCATCGTTTCAGCTGTGCGGTGGCAAGCTCCTCATTTCCCTTTTGAAATGCCAAATCGGCTACCTGCATTCTGCCAGACCTGTCAATATATTCCTGTGAAAAGTCATTGAACCCCTTCTGAACCTCTTCTATGGTAGTAGCCCGGCCCTTGAACCTGCCTATAGTTGAGTTATATTTTTCTATGGCTACAGCATTGGACACAGTTTTATTCTTGGCTTTATCCAATATATTGCTGAGATTCTCCATCTCATCGCTGGCATCAACTGTGCCTTTTGTAAATCCCTCACCAAGAGCCTTATTAAATTCCTCCTGCTTCTTTTTACCCTCTTCAAGTTTACTCGCATAGTTAGAAATAGCAGTAATGGCCAAGCCAATCCCGACCAAAAGCAGACCGATTCCGGTCGAAGCTATAGCCGCCGATAGTCCTTTTGTGGCTCCGGTTGCGGCTTGAATACCGGCAACCATTTTCCCAAATGATGCAGATGCACCCACGCCAAGAGCTTTGATTGCATCCTTTGTCTGACTAAGAGCTGCTAAGCCAGCTGTTAATTGTAAGGCACCTCCAATCCTTTGAAATATTTTCCCTAAGGCTTCGCTTTTATTTCCGAGCAGAGTCTGTGCGCCTATTAATACATTCATGGAACCAGCCGCACCTGCTACCGCAAGAGTCAGATTTTGGTATCGGGTTTCCGGATTGAATGAATCGCTTATCTGTTTGGCATCACCTATCCTATCCCTCAAATCAGCAACCTTTGCCGCCGCCGTTTTAGCCTGTACACTAAATGCGCCAAACTGCTCAGTCAGCCTCTGCTGCTCAATTACAGCTTCCTTTAATTGCTTTTTTAATGGAACAAATGGCTGGTCAGGTTTGCTATTTTTTAACTTATCATCGGTTTTTTTAGCACCATCACCAATATCCTCAACCCCCTTCTTAACATCTTTGAGATTCTTCAGGCTGTTACCTAAATCAACCGAAACCGGTATTTTTAATTCTGCCATTATTTTATTTTATGTGCTTTCATAATCGCCTCATAATTAGCCCTCGCCTCCTCAGGGGTGTCCCCCCATACTTTGCTGGCAGTAGGTTTTGACTTTCCGATGGGCCAGAAGGATTCAACATTATTTGACTTCCCGCCTCCCACCTTATAAGAAATCCATCCCAAATTACGCATTACTTTCTCATCGGCTTCCCTTTTATTGAAATAGCCCTGGAACGCTAAGTAAACGCTCTCAGGGCTACTTTCATAAAGGTCCCTCTCTGTCCACCCAATGTGACCCAGAGCTATTTTGTGGCACTCTTCCCAGTACTCTTCTGCTTTTTTTTTGTCTGCTCCTCTGCATTAGCTCCCACCTCCAAAAGCGTCCGATATGTCTGGGTGTTTTCAAAGCACTCCTTCGCCTTCATCAAGTCATCAAAACTCATCTGATCCACCCACTCGCATACCTGCTCGAAGTTGAAATCAGGCTCCTCACGCTTGACATAGCAGTTCGCCCACAGACCCGAATAAATCAAAGCATAACCATAAGTGGACTCCATATCATTATAGTCCATATGTTTGCTCATGGTCATTACTGCCCCATTGTTATACTTTAAGCCTCTGAGTTTGCCGCCGATTGTTAGTTGTATGTAGCTCATTACGCTGTAACAGTTTTAGCCATAGTGCCGTACACGGAAATAGCTCCGCTGAATGTGGTCGGCGAATCCTGGGCTGCTGTCTCATCAAGCTGGCTAATGAAACCAGTGCCTGAATAAGTGATATCACCGGTTACAGGACTAACGGGTCCTATCTTCCAATAGATAGTAGTCTTGTTCCTCCAGTAGTCATCCAGTATATCAATACCAGCATAGCCACCATCCGGGTCCAGCATTACCTGACCCTCGAAGCTTACGCCGTTAGATATGTTACCGGGAAGGGTATCCGGTCCGCATTTGGTAGCCGCATCAATGCTGTTGATTGCACGGGTTACTCCGTTGGAAGTGAGGCATATAACAGTGTCATAAGTCACACCGTCATCACCTATGAAAAGAAGGACATCATTGCCCGAAATCTTGTGTTGTGCCATTTTATTTTATTTTGGGTTAAAATTAAGAAATATCTGATGATTGATAAATAATATGTTTAAATGTCAAGTACCTTGAAATATATGCCTCATTAGCATTCAGCTGAAAGTCCTGAACCACATCCGTAACCAGCTCAGTGGACAAAATCTGTCCTCCCGTAATGGCCAGATTATCGGTCTTATTAGGGTAGATGGCATCCAGCACATCATTGGCAATCGTATCGGCACTCAGGCCCCTGTTCACCTGGTCAGTCTTGGTATGTATCTCCACCGTTATCGTGGTGGATGTGTCGGATGTCCCTTTGGTAGAGGCATCCGAATTATTGATGGACCGGAACAGGATATAGTTGTCAGGGTTAAGATTAGGAGGCAGATTCTGGTAATATACCGGCACCCCTGCCGCCTGAAGGGCTGTATAGTAAGCCACCCGTAATGAGTAGTTAAGGTCTATCATAATAGCTCCTCCAGTTTTTTGTTGATTAAAGGTAAATTATTTATTACCGCAGGATATAAAAAAGGCTGAGCAGGCATCCTGCCCTCGCCATTAATATAATATTTTTTGGCTATTTTCTGCCATTCAGGATCCAAGCTCGGCACATATTTGGCAGCATAAGGCCCGGTACCGAACTCAACATAAGCAGCATAATCAACACCCGCCACAAACGAAACCTCCAAATTATCAAGGTTATCCGTTACAGGATTAATAGATGATCTGAGTTGTCCCAAATCAACAGGGCATCTTAATTTTGCATCGCTATCTACCTTCAAAGCATAGGCACTCAGAGCCTTCTTGCAAATACCCTTTAATCGCTCAGGTTCCACGGTTTTAATGGCCGCTTTTAACCCTTCTAATTTTATATTAATCATGCATATTGAATTATTGCTTTTTCCCCAGCATAGAATGAAGTCCCAAACCTCATATAACCAGTATAAGGATCAAAGTAAACCTCATCCTCCTCCGGGTTCCCATTAGGGATGATCTTCTGCATTACCCCATTCTTATATACCCCAAAGACATTTCTGTTTATCAGGTCGGAATCCGTGAAGTCATCCTCCCCGCCTATGCCTATATAGGTTTTCATAAGTATTGTATTATCACTTTTTCACCCTGATAAAAAGGCAACCCAAAAGTAAAGCCCCCCGTGGAGGCATCATATAACACCTCATCCTCTTCCGGGGTCCCGCTGGTGATGATGACCTTGGCCACCCCATCCTTGAACACCCCAAAGACATTTTTATTTATCAGGCTTAGGTCAGAGAATGAATCCTCTCCGCCTGTGGCCGTGTAGTTATAAAGATATGTCTGCGCCGTAGGTGGCACCTCAGACCCACTTGCCAGCTGTGTCTCGCCTACCTCAACCAGTATCTCGCAAAACCTGCCATCATCAATCACGCTCTTAACCAGGTATCTGGCATTCCCGTAAACGATTGTACTCGTTGAAGCTATCAGCGAATTGTACCGGGTTATTATCTTGGCTGAATATATATAATTGAATTTGCCGTAATTGGGGCTGAGGGTACCATGTGACTGGTCCACCATAGCCCATATATAAAAGGCATTATCGAGGGTCTTGATATTCCCACCGCCGGCATCCTGTGTATATGTCCAGTTTTCTATTATAATCCTGTCTGTGAGGTCCCCTATATTATATTCCTGTTTATACATTTATATCCGCTTAAATGGATTTAATATCATCTGAGCTATCGGACTCATAAATTCGGTACTATCTCCCCTGTTCTCATACATGAATAAGACCTGCGCCTTGATGGCTGTCTTAAACACCTCCGGGCAGGTAGCAGCACCTCCCTGATAAACCGCTTTTAAGCTCATTATGGGGCTTAAAATCTGCTTCCATTCTGTACCCTTAACCTCATATTCCACCTCATTCCCATCTATATCATAAACCCCGGTAATAGTTCCCACGGGACCATAGGGTAAGTATATCCCGCCATTGCCATTATTAAACCATGCCGTTATCTCCCTTTGTACCATGCTGACACCGGTGTACTTCTCGCATATCTCACGGGCTGAGCTTATCAGCGCAGTCAAAAGACCATCATCCAGGCTGTTCTCAACCTTGGCATATTCCTTCATTTCACTAAGCTGCACCGGCTCCGTCACCACGGCTGCACGCTGTACATCAGTGACCTGATTATAACTCAGGCAGGAGTAGGAAGATAATTTGTCTGCATTTTTGTAATAGTCCATGGCATAGTGTTAAAAAGCCCTGCCCTCGAAAGGACAGGGCCTATAGTTAGAAATTATTCCCATTAAGGAGCATCAACAAATGCGAAGGCAGCGGGATCAATCAGCGCAAAACCGACTGAAGCCTCTATCCTTGCTGTAACCTTATTCTTGGTTACATTGTCGGCATCCTGATCGAAGAACTGAAGGGACAGACCCTCTGACTGGATGATTTCGAAATAACGAGAATCACCTACCAGAGCCTTATCCGCACCTACCCATGAGGCAGTATAAACAGGAATACCGCAGATCAGCACCTGACCAGCAGGGCTAACCACTACGGACCCGCCGGGCATTGTGTACTCTTCAGATGTTCCTGACTTGGTCAAAAGGATGTTAGCCCATGAGTTGCCATCAACAACAATCATGTTTACATTGTAGTTGGCTTGCTTTTGAGATCCGACAGTCAGCATGATCCTCTCAATCAGGTTAGTTCCTGATGTATTCGGAGTACCTGTGGCAGTTGCCAGAGCAGTAGCTGCTTGAGCATCTTCAGCCTTGTAGTACTCTTCGGGCAGCCAGCGGCTGATGTGAGTCCTAAGGGCAGAGAAGTTCTTGAGCATCTTACGAGATACCCGAACGAAACCAGCGAGGTAGTTCAGGTTCACTGTATCTTCAACCAGATCGGCATCAAGCTGAGCCTTGGCAGTACCTTCATTGGTCTGGAAAGCTACGGCACCCTCACCGCCAGCATGACGATAGAAGTGATATGAATCGGTGTCAGAAGGAGTTACAGGGAAGATGTTGCGAACATGGACCATCTCATAAGGCATCGGAACGATGTCAGGACGGTATGTATTAGGAATAGATCCATCGATATTTGCAGTGGTGATATCACCTGCGGCTTTGATGGTCATCTTAACGCTTTTCTCTTTGCTTACAGCGGAAATAGAAGTTTTATTATCTTCCATTACTTCGCTGATTTGGCTTTTCAGAGATGAGGCAACGGCCTTTGATTTGAAGGTCTCGGACTTCATACGGGACTGAACTACATCCAGAGCCTTGATGGTTACATCAAGATTCTCTTTTACGGCTTTCAGGTCTTCTGAAGTGACTTCAGGCTTTGCATTTTTAACGGCTTCGATACTCTTGTTTACCTCGGCGAGTTTCTCGTCCAGGTTCTTGCTTTGAGCTTCAGCCTTCTCATTCAGGTTTGATTCCAGAGCAGCCTTTATATTATTCAGCTCACCCAGGATTCCGTCTTTTGTTATTTCCACGGCTTTACTTTTTTAATGATTTGATAAATTGGTTTGACAACCCTTTCCAATCCACCGGCTCAATAGCTGGAGTGACATCGGTCGGCTCCGTTATGAGTGATTTTAATTGCGAAATGGTCTTTTCTATTTGGAGAAATTTCTCGTCAGTGTAGTTGCCTTTTCTCATCGACAGCTCCAAAAAGTTTATCTGGTCTGTGATGTCGCTTTTGATTTCAATCATGGGCGTATTAGGGTTGGCTCCCCAGTTGGTCAATGTGGAAAACTCCCAGAGCTTCCATTCCGTGACCTTGCGGATATTGTCTTTTGTGTCCCACTTCACCGCATCGACACCGATTGAATGCTCCAGGCTTTTACCATATTCAGCGTATAGCTTATAGTCCTCGTAAATGTCCCGGCTCATTTCTTTGTTCATATTGAGTTGTCCGGTTATTTCAAGGTGAGATACTGTTTCACGGGCGGTGACGGGTACGCCGAGGAGCTTCGTGGTGTCGTGGTTAAGGAACCATTTTAGGCGGTCAAAGTTCTCGTTAATTGTCTTGGAGAATGACCCCTGCATGGATATGTCACCCCAACTATCCACATTTCCGAAGGCATTAGCAGCTACTACTACTATACCTTTTTGGTCCACATCCTTAACCTTAGATTTGTATGACTTAAACATCCTATGCAAATTTAATTCTATTAAAAAAAAACATCCCTTTTTATTTTATTCAAATCCCACAGCGCAGCGACAGTTGCATACCTGAGCCGGTCCGCCATTCTTGTCGCCCGGCTGCATCATTGACCTCGTAATTCCTTCCTTATCCACTACCGTGAACGGCTCATTGAAAGCCCTGCGCTGGCCGTCTAATGTCTTGTGGTCATCTCTGGTCCTTGCATCTATTGTGCTGATCCATATCTTTGTAGTAGCACCCAAATCCTGAGCATTGACCATGGCCCCAGCATTGGCGGCACCTATTACCTCAGTCCTCGATATCAGCCTCGCCCTTGATGTGGTCAGCTCTGTTCTCCTCAGCTGCCTCGTTATTTCGTCAATGCTCCAACCCTTATCAGCCGCCATCATCAATGTGGCCCTCACCTGGTCCTTTGTGGTCTGCTCTATGTTAGAACTCATATTTAATATATCTGGACCATACTGGGCCTGCAATAGCCTTACAAGCCTCTCAGTAAATCCGAGCGGCCTCCGTGCCTTCTTTACCCTTATGAATTTACCTGATTGAAAGGCCCACTCCACGCCTACATCCTTATACATATCCAGTAAAATGTCTGAGATATTATCACCGCTGATGCTGTTGATGTCTCCCGTTTTTATGTAAGCCTCTATCTGGTCCTTTAAGGCCTTATTAATCTTGACGGCATATATTGCCTCATATCTCTTTGTCAGCCTATTAAAGTCAGCCCAGTATTTCATTGGATTTAAGATTGAAATCCTTTCAGTTCAGTAGGTCCGTAATTGTAACCCAGTATCATTTCCTTCAGCTTTTCCCGCTTCCACTTATTCTTAGACTCTTTTACCGGGCAGCTCTCCACAGGTATCTCCTTTAAGATCAGCCTGTCTATGCTGGCCCTGATCTTTATGGCCATCAGCTCAAGGGACATTCTGCCTATTCTGTTGTGCATTCTGTACATTCAGATAATCACCCGTTATCGGCAAATCAGACGGCACCGTGAGGTCGCTCAGCAGCTGATAGCCGGCCTTGATTATCGGCTGGTCATACAGCGGATCATCAATCCTGTCATATCCCATGCCCTCCCTGACCTCATTAGGGATGATTATCGGCATGGTGGCATAAGTAGTTGCCTTGATGTTCATGTCCTCCTGAAGCTCCGGCACATCGGAGATATCGTACATGATTATCGCATTCGGGTTAAGCTCAGCTATCACCTGATTGTTGATTGCATCCTGCACCCGCATCACATTGGGAAGGACGGCATTGGTATAAACCAGCTTAACCATCTGCTTCACATTGGACTCGGTGGCCGCATTGTGATTGTTGAACCATGTACTTGATACCCCATAGACATTGCATATCTTATCGAAGTCGATATCTGCAAGGGCTGTCAGGTCCATATCCGCCAGCGTGGAACCGATAGGGATATACCCCACCTCACCACCCATGATATAGGGTGCTGACTTATTGGATGAGTTGGACAGGAATCTTGCGAAGTTCTCCTTGTGTAGGTTGGCAAGCTCAGGACTGAAGGATGGGGACTTATCGAATAGTACCCCCGGCAGTCCTCCATTCTGGAGCTGGCTTACAGATACATCGATATTGCTTTGCACCCTGGTAAGCCTATTGGATAGCACCTTGATAGGACTCAATCCCCTGACATCCTCATCGCCGCTGCCCGGATTCTCAAGCTTCACATAGACCATATCCTCCACGGGTATCTCGAAGGATGCCCCGCCATTGACATTCTGATACACGAAGCCAACCACCTCAAAAGGAAAGTAACTGCTAACCCGCACGATGACATTGGCCGGGTTGATTAGTATCAGCTTGAACTGCCCGGCATTAACGCCCAGCTCGTATCTCTGCTTATACAAAAAGACCTCACCGGATATCAGGAGGTTCATGTGTATCTTTTCCTTCATCTCAAAGGTCAGCTGATTAAGCACAGCCTCCACTTTGTCATCCATTAGCTCGGTTCCATCCTTCGCCTCAATATAGTAAGGTATCATCCCCGCCGTCAAAGAGAGGCGGCTCACCACGGAATAGACATCGTCCATCGTCTGGTAAACCATCTGCTCCTTGAGGGTCTTGTAATGCGGGAATATGGTGGTGTTGAAATTAGACATGAATGAGGCTATCCTTGCATCATTCATTTGCTTTATCGTGTCTAAATATCTTTGGAATTTACGGCCAAAAAGGTCCATTTATTTGAGTTTAATATGTAGCAGCCACAAAGCTCCGCTTTGGTTTGAGTTCAAAATACTCACGCATCATCAGGGCATCGGCGAAGTCAGGTGAACGGCCAAGGATCTCTTTTACCTTGTCTTTAGGTATCACCCCTTTCTTGGTATCTGAGTCCATATTTTTCTGCTTCACCTGTTCAAGCTCCTCGATGATCCATCCCTTCACATCTTCATCGCATTGTAAAAATAATCCATTTCTGTTTATTCGTTCAGATAATCTGAAGTAACATTGGCTCTTTAGATTGTCGAAATTCTCTTTCATTCTCTTTCCATCCTCATAAGGACCATCAGGACTCTCCACCGGGCTGGAGTTATTTACGAATCCTCTCACCTTCAGAAAATCCACTATTCCCCCACCCATGCCATCCTCATCCACAAGCACATCAGACAGACCTATCCCCATACGATATCTCGCCTCCTCCAACAGAGTACCCGTCTTGTCAAGTGTCTGCCTATCGAACCAGCGAACCTTACCCCTCCATCCATCCCATTCAATGATGACTATCTTATCCCCTCCCAGCCGGGCGATGTCGGCGGTTATCTTTTTCTCCCCGCTTGGTACAGGATTGGAAAAGATATCAAGTATTTTATCGTAATCTATCAAGGCACTGGGATCATCATCATATTCCCAGTTACCATATATCAGCCTCTCCTTCTCATGTGGGCTTAATATCTGCATCAGGTTGTCAATATACCCCTGTGACAGCATCTTATTGTCCTGAGGATAGGCGATAATGAACGCCTTATGATCAGGCAGCTTGCCATCCCGGAAGGGCCGATAATAATCCGTGTATAAATAGTTCTTTGCCGGGTTGCAGGTCTGCAACAGCTTTCCCTTCAGGCCGTAGGTGTCATTCTTCCACCGACCTATCGATGCGAACAGGTTATTCTTTGCCGCCAGCCGGAACTGCCCCGCCTCCTCTATCCATCCCCTGGTCATCTGCATTGAACCGAACCGCTGATATAAAGGATCCCGTGGCTGGTAAGCCGCATCAATGAGGAATACCTTGGAGCCATTGTAAAGAGTAAAGTAGTTATCCTGCCCGTTGAAGGAGAAGTATTTCTGATGCAGGCCCCAGTTACCGAAGACCTCATGGATGGTGGGGATGGTGTACTTCCGCAGGTCACTCAGCGAATCCCTCGCAATGAAATAATGAGTACCCGGATATATGAGGGCATCACCGAAGATCAATGAGGCACCGGTATATGACTTGGCTCCTCCCTTGGCACCGCCATACACTATCTCAGTGGTATGGTCATCCTTCCACCTGGCACCGCACTCCTTTTGTTTATCGTTGCCATGAGTCTCAAAGCTTAAATCGTATGCCATTATTTAGCGCAGTATGATTCCACATTAAGGGATATCAGGGTATTCTTTAGATGCTCACCTGAGCTGTCATCTATCTCTGACTCATAACGCCTCACATTAGTAAAGCCACAGGTCAGCAGGAACCGTGTCAGGCTTGGGTAATCCCATGCCGTCTTATTGTATATGTTCACCCCGATATCCATCCTCCCGAACAGCGGGCCAAGTATCATCTCAATCTTTAGCTTATTAGCGGTGTACATCTGGCTGAGCCTCCAAAAGTCAGGAGTGGCTATCCTCAGCACGCCTCCCGGCTTCAGCACCCGGTGCCATTCGTTGAACACCTTGATCACCTCCTTTCTGTCGAAATATCCTATCAGATGGGATGCGTAAATCATATCCACCGTGCTATCCTTATAAGGTAGCTTCTTGACATTGTGGCTCCTGATATGGTCATAATCCTGAGCGTCTATATGGTCCCATTCCGGACCGAGGTCCACCTTCCCACATCCCAAATGTAACTTAATCATCTTCCGTTGCCGAGCTTCTTTCGTTTAAGTATATTAACATTGATAGTATCATAGAGGTCGGTATTCTGGTAGGTGCTGTCGCAGGTCCTGAAGCCATGGATCCACAGATGCCCACCGAAGGAATATTGTCCCGCCTCCAGCCCTGTGATCACGGGTACGGTCTTGCCATCCACCACCTGCCAGGTGATGGTAGCAGGCTTGCCGGATATCTGATATACATCCACGCCCATGTCCGGTGCTTCGGTATCGGGTGCCATTCCGCAGGTGGATATGAAAGATGAATACTCACACAGGCAGATATTGTCTGTCCTGCCGGAGGTGATATCTGTGCCGAGTTCCAGC